ATAATCTATTAGACACTGGCGCAGAAAGTGGAATGCACTATGGTGAAAAATGTATCAAATGTGGTACTGAAGCGACGAATCCATATCAAAACGAGGACGATCTCGCCAGGCTCAAAGAACTGTCAGGCATTGAGGAGCAATACAGGCCATTCCCAGAAGAGGACGAGATGACGTTCGAAGACGACGATGCGTTCTACGAAGCATTCGGTGAACTGGGTTTCCCAGAAGACGAGACGGAATTGTTTGACGCGGAATACAGGGGCAGGAAGGTGCCACTGAACAAACCAATGCGTGGTGATGTTAAGAAATTCAAAGTGTACGTGAAAGATCCAAAAACAGGAAACGTGAAGAAAGTTAATTTTGGACACGGTGGAAGTTCAGCGAGGAAAGCCGGACAGAAGACCATGAAGATCAGGAAGTCGAACCCTAAGGCAAGAAAGAGTTTCAGGGCGAGACACAACTGTGCGAACCCAGGGCCAAAAACAAAAGCGAGATATTGGTCTTGTAGAAAGTGGTAACATGCAGATCCGTGAAGTGGTTGGTATCACAGAGGAAGAGTTCGAGCAATTGGCAGAGAAGAAGGACGCCTGCTATCACAAAGTAAAATCAAGATATAAAGTATGGCCTTCGGCCTACGCCAGCGGTGCACTAGTGCAGTGTCGTAAAAAGGGTGCGGCCAACTGGGGCAACAGCAAGAAGAAATAATGAGAGCCAGTGAGATAATCACGGAGAAGTGTTGGAAGGGCTACACCAAGAAGGGCATGAAGACCATGTTCGGAAAACGTGTGCCCAACTGCGTCAAGAAGGAAGATGTAGACTTCTGTGTGTACTGTGGTGAATTGGTGTTCTCAGAAACACTGAACGAGGACCTCAAGAAATGGTTCAAGGACAAATGGGTGCGTTTTGGTCCTGATGGCAAGATCAGGGGCGACTGTGCGAGGGGTTCCAGCAAAGAAGGTAAGCCTAAATGCTTACCAAGATCGAAAGCACACGCACTGGGCAAGAAAGGGAGGAAGTCCGCGGCCGCAAGGAAACGTAGGCAGGATCCCAACAAGAACAGACGTGGTAAAGCCAAGAACGTGGCCACCAAGAAGAAATAGTTTGCATTCATACGAAATCTGTTATATACTTGTTGGATAACAACAGGAGAAAACAATGGCAGTAAGAAACTTCAATGACGCAGAAAAGCAGAAATTGATCCAGATCATTTCCCAAGGTTCACAGGTACTAGGTGAGGTAGAGGACTTGAAGGGTGGATTGAGAGACACAGTAAAAGCAATATCAGAAGAACTAGAATTGAAACCAGCACTGATCAACAAGGCGATATCCGTTGCACACAAGGGCAACTACCAGAACATCGCAGACGAGATGGACACGCTGGAGAGCATACTTAACACGGCCGGCAAACTTTAATGTTAACGAAAGTCAGATCATTCTGGCTTCGTAGTTTTGAGAGTGACAGGACGGCGTTCTACTTCGAACTAGTCAGTTTCATTTTCACAGTTGCGGCCAGCATGACCCTAGCCATATCTGCCAGGGATCCAAACATGCTCATAGTGTATCCGGCATTCTTCGTTGGTGCGACCACACAGTGTTACGCATCATACAGGAGAGGTGCGGCATGGGTGATGATTTTGACTTTTTACTTCAGTTGTGTTAATATATTCGGATACGGCGTGGCCGCAGGATGGTGGTAAGATGAGTTACATAGATGCATTATACAAGAAGGACGAGGACAAGATATACGTCGTAGAACGTGATCCCAAGAAGGGCAGGATATTCACGGAGTATGATGCCAGGTACGTGTTCTACTACGAGGACGCCAGGGGCAAACACAGGTCAATGACTGGTGCACCTTTACAGCGGGTGCAGTGTGCCACACACAAGGAATTCATAAAAGAACAGAGGATCAGATCCAACAAACAACTGTACGAGAATGACATCAATCCCGTGTTCAGGTGTTTGGAAGAGAACTACTTGGGCAAGGAGACGCCCAAGTTAAATGTTATGTTTTTTGATATTGAAGTGGACTTCGATCCCGATCGAGGTTATTCAACGACAGATGATCCGTTCATGCCCATAACTGCCATAAGTTGTTACATGAGCTGGACGGACCAACTGGTCACTTTCGCAGTACCTCCCAAGACCATCAGCATGGCGGATGCCAAAGAGCTGACGAAAAGGTTTGACAACACCATGTTGTTCGAGAAGGAGAAGGACATGCTAGACGCATTCCTGGAATTGGTACAAGACGCAGACATCTTAAGTGGATGGAACAGTGAGGGATATGATATCCCATACACCGTGGGCAGGATACAAAAAGTATTAAGTTCAGACGACACAAGACGTCTTTGTTTCTGGGGTGAAAAGCCTAGAAAGAGGGTATTCGAGAAGTATGGCAGGGAGCAGTTGAGTTTTGATCTCGTGGGACGTGTACACTTGGACCTGTTGGAACTATACAGGAAATACACATATGAGGAAAGACACAGTTTCAGACTGGACGCAATAGGCGAGCATGAGTTAGATGAGAGGAAAACTGTATACGAAGGATCGCTGGATAACTTGTACAAGAACGACTTTGGATTGTTCATAGAATACAACAGGCAGGACACTGCACTGTTGGCCAAACTGGAGAAGAAACTGAAGTTCATAGAACTGGCCAATGAGATAGCACACCAGAACACTGTGTTACTACAGACAACGATGGGTGCAGTAGCGGTCACGGAACAGGCAATCGTGAATGAAACACACAGACGTGGAATGCAGGTACCAGCCAGGAAGTACAAGAAAGACGGTGAAGAGAATCAGCCGGCGGCAGGAGCCCACGTGGCGACCCCACAAAAGGGAATACACGACTGGATAGGGTCTGTTGACATAAACTCACTATATCCGAGTGTGATTAGGGCACTTAACATGGGTCCGGAGACCATAGTGGGTCAGATCAGACCTGTGATAACTTCAGCAGAGATCAACAGGGCCAAACACGCCAAGAAATCATTCGCGGCGGCGTGGGACAGCCAGTTTGGCAGTTGGGAGTACCAGGCAGTGATGAATCAAGAGAAGGGCACCGAGATAATCGTGGACTGGGAAGACAAGACCAGTGTGCGTATGAGTGCCGCACAACTGTATGAGATCATATTTGATGGCAACAACAAATGGATGTTGAGTGCCAATGGTACCATATTCACATACGAGTATGAAGCAATCATCCCAGGTTTATTGAAACGTTGGTACGCAGAGAGACAGGAAATGCAGAAGAAGATGCGTGAGTGTGGAGACAACGAGATTGAAAGAGAGTACTGGGACAAGAGGCAACTTGTAAAGAAAATTAATCTAAACAGTCTGTATGGTGCGATCCTGAATCCAGGCTGTAGATTCTTTGACATCAGGATCGGACAGAGTGTGACACTCACAGGCAGGTGTATCACCAAACACATGGCCAGCAAAGTCAACGAGATCGTGGCGGGCAAGTACGATCATAAAGGCGAGAGTGTTGTGTATGGAGACACAGACTCCGTTTACTTCTCGGCATACAAGACATTACAAAAAGAGATCAATGAAGGTGTTATACCATGGACCAAAGACTCCGTCGTGGCACTGTACGACAGGATAGCAGACGAGGTCAACGGATCTTTCAAATCATTCATGACCAAGGGCTTCCATTGTCCGAGCACACGTGGAGAAGTCATAGCGGCGGGCAGAGAACTTGTGGCGTCCAAAGGTCTGTTCATCACAAAGAAGAGATATGCTGTACTGTACTACGACAAGGAAGGCAAACGTGCGGATGTCGACGGCAAGGATGGCAAGATGAAGGCTATGGGACTGGATCTCAAAAGATCAGACACACCTGTTTTCGTGCAGGACTTCTTGAGTGATCTCCTATACATGGTTCTACAAGGCAAGGGCGAGAAAGAAGTACTAGAAAAAATCAGCCAATTCAGATCAGAGTTCAAATCCAGGCCAGGATGGGAGAAGGGATCTCCCAAGAGGGCCAACAACATGACCAAGTACACTGCGGCCGAGGAAAAGGCCGGGAGAGCAAACATGCCGGGCCACGTGAGGGCCAGCATGAACTGGAACCGGTGCAGGGAGATGTATGGCGACAAATACAGTATGCCAATCACTGACGGTGCGAAAGTGATCGTGTGTAAACTGAAACAGAATCCATTGGGCTACACAAGTATCGCATATCCCGTGGATGAGATGCGTATACCTGAATGGTTCAAGGAACTGCCGTTTGACGGTGATGCCATGGAAGCAACGATACTGGATCAGAAGATCGACAACCTCATAGGTGTTCTAGGATGGGACGTGCAGTCAACGGAGACCACAAACACATTCAACAAACTGTTTGAATTTTAAATAGTCATATGTTAAGCATTGAAGAGATTAAATTGTTAATAGAGAAACTGGAACGAGTCAAGAAAGAGGACCTACAGGAGTTGATCGACTCCAATTTGAAAATTTTAAAGGATCTAGAGTTGGCCGTTGACGCCAACAACAGTGAAATAATAGACAGGATGGACAAGACTCCAGAATGGTTCCTGAGGGATCTCGATCAAAAGATTAAAAAACCTATAGTGGACGCATGGTTGAGTAGAATGGTGCAGACCAAGATCTTCCAATTCTCTAGATCAAACATCTACAACAGTTTGGAGATAGGTCCGGGACTTGGCATGTTCTCTATGGATTTCAGGGCATGGAGATTGAATTTTTTCCTAGATGTCTTGCCCCAGGTTGAGAAAAGTATACGTGCAAAATTTCCAAGTCAGCATCAGAAATACCTAAAATTTTGCATCACCCGGAACACCGAATGCTCGAACGTACCCCAAGGAAGTTGTAGTTTGGTTTTCAGTTGGGACACGTTTGTGTTCTTTACACAACAGCATGTGCAACAGTATCTACATGACATCAAACGAGTGTTGATTCCTGGAGGATACGTGTTCATACAATACGCAGACTGCCATTATGACCATGATCTTTTACAAGCAAAAAACGGTTATTGGAACTACAACACCAAGACAGCCATGACACAGATGATCAAGGACGAGGGATATGAGGTTGTGGAAATGAATCAGTTCAGACCCGGGGCCAACTACGCAATATTCAAAAAACCTGGTAAACAAAATCCTGTAGTGTACAAAGTTAGTGAAATAACACTAGACTAAGACCTAAATATCATATACAATAAGAACATTATGATAGACATCTTAAAAGACATCGTTAAACATACGCATGGACTGGGATTCTTGGATCTTGTTAAGATCACTGGAGACGATAAGGAAACTACAATCGATTCCATGGCCGAAGACAGATCTGTGATCCTACAGGGGTCTTTCCACAAGCCACAAACGGAGATGACGGGTACGTTCGGTATGCCACAGATGGGCAAACTAGACATACACCTGAAGTGTCCGGAGTACAAGGAGAAGGCGAACATTACTGTGTTGTCCGGTGAGAGAAACGGTGCGACCATTCCCACAGGAATCCATTTCGAGAATGAAAAGGGTGACTTCAAGAATGACTACAGATTCATGAACGCTGAGATCATCAACGAGAAACTTAAGACCGTGAAGTTCAAGGGTGTCAAGTGGGACGTTGAGATCGAGCCTAGCGTGGCAAGTGTGCAAAGATTCAACTTCCAAGCAACTGCAAACACAGAGCACAACTCATTCGTTGTGAGGACCGAAGATGGGAACTTGATTTTCACTTTCGGTGACCAGGCATCACATGGTGGTGAGTTTGTATTTGCAACTGATGTTAAGGGAACACTTAACAAAGGATGGAGTTGGCCGGTAGGACAGGTGCTACAAATACTTAAACTATCAGACTCGGCAAAGGTCACATTACACTTCTCCAACGAGGGTGCGATGCAGGTCTCTGTTGATTCAGGATTGGGCAAGTATCAATACATCATACCAGCACAGGCGCAATAATGACGACAGATAATAGTAAGCAAGAGCATCTAGGGGAGTTGAGCAGAGACTTCGCGGTGTTCTTGCCTGCTATATCTAACTTCTACAACACGTTTATCAGCAAACAGAGAGTTTCAGGAGGCAAACACATCTCCGAAGACAGGATTCCAAAAGGCTTTGAGAATGGAGTGGAAGGGCTTAACTTCATCAATCCAAAAGAAGGAATGTTCACATACCCCACAGCACTGTACTCGGCGGGACACGCCTGCCTGGACATGGAAAAGGTTGGCGACAGAGATCACATGTTCGTGAACAGAGATAGAGAATTTTCTACTATAGTAGGTGACTCAGGCGGATACCAGATAGGAAAAGGTGTAATAAAATTCGATTGGAAAGATTTCGAGGGTAACAAGGCAAACAAAGTGAGATCTGACATACTAAACTGGCTAGAACTCACAAGCGATTGGGCCATGACATTGGATGTACCCACGTGGGCGGCAGATGATCTCAACAGACCTAAAACAGGATTGAACAGTTTCCAAGACACACTGGACGGTACCATATATAACAACAAGTTCTTCCAGAAGAACAGACTGGGACAGACAAAACTATTGAACGTGTTACAGGGTGACGACTGGAACACAGCACAGATATGGTATGACGCAGTCAAAGACTTTGAATTTGAAGGATGGGCTATGGGTGGTATCAACATGTGTGATATGGAAGTCATGCTTAAACGTCTGATCATAATGAGAGATGAGAAGAAACTGGACGGCAAGGACTGGATGCACGTACTGGGTACATCACAGATGGATTGGGGTTGCTATCTCACACAGGTACAGAGACAGGTTAGGAAACACATAAACCCAAACTTCACAATAAGTTTTGACAGTGCATCAGCATTCTTATCAACTGCTAATGGATTGGTCTACACGCACAACTCATTCACTCCAGACAGATGGTCGTTCGTGATGGACAAGGCTCCAGATGACAAAACATTGAAAGGATCAGACATACAGTTTCCTTTTGACAGTGGCATTGGACGTAGATTGAAGATGAAAGATGTGTGTTGGTATGGCGAGAAAGACCTAAACAAGAATGGCAAAGTAGGAGCAACCAGTTGGGACAGTTTCAGTTATGTGCTGATGATGGCCCATAACGTATACAACCAGATCAGGGCCATACAGATCGCAAACGATCTCAACGACATAGAATCAAGGAAATACAGACCAGAAGTGAAACATTGGAGAAAAACAAAAGCAAGTGACAAGACTGATGAGCCAAGCATATACGTTCCAAGGAACATATTGTATTTCAACACACTGGTTGAAGAAGTGTTCACTAGCGAGAAGCCAATGGATGTGATCTCAAACGCATCGAGTTATCTAGCAGACATCCGGGGAAACAGATGGGCCAGGGCCACAGGTGGTGGGAAGGGCACAAACAATTTCAGTTCTTTATTCGAGTAACCCATGACAGATAACTTCTGTATCATGCCATTTGTACACGCATTCGTGACTCCAAACACTATAAGTCCTTGCTGTGCATACACCAGTAGTATTAAATTAAATTCAAAAGAACAATATTGGAAGTCGTCACAATTAAAAAACATACAAAAGAACATGCTAGACAACATTCGCGACGAAGGTTGTGGCATATGCTGGAAAAAAGAAGACAGAGGTTATAGCAGTCTAAGACAACACAGTAACCAGATCTATTCTTCTCACATAGATGATGTCAAGCAGAACAAAACCGTAGACCAGCCATTCTATATAGACTTACGTTTAGGCAATCTGTGTAACCTGAAATGCAGAATGTGTATCAGTGAATGGAGCAGTCAGATTGCTGGCGAGATACTAGATAATCCCAACGAGGACTGGCTAGATACGCCTACACAGAAAGTGATCGAATTGGATGATGACACATGGAATATTTTACACAAATGGATTCCATACGTGAGACGGGTGTTCATGACAGGTGGCGAGCCCACAATAATAAAACGGAATCTAGATTACATCAAAGAAATAAATGACAGTGGACACAGCAAAGACGTTGAACTTATTTTCACAACAAATGCAACCAACATCAATCAACAATTTATTGACATTGGCAAAAAATTCAAAAGTGTTTCCTTCAATGTATCCGTAGATGCTGTTGGAGAATTGGCAAGATACATTAGATATCCCAGTGATTGGGCCACCATTGAAAATAACTTGAAAAACATCAAACACGGTGTCTCACTCAATACCACAATACAATGGTTGAACATGACCAGATTGAATGAAATATTTGATTACATAGAAAACTGTGGGATGGCGTTTGGAGGTATATGGTTCCAGTTGGTGACTGATCCGGCCTATCTCGATCCAATATATGCACCAAAATTCATGAAGGAAAAATGTATAAGTGACATAGATAATTTCCTAAATAGACCATTCCTTCACGAAGAAAAGTACAATGACATACTTTACGGTGAACTAAAACAGAGTTTGATCCAAACAAAAGAATTTTTGATTAAAAACATGGACAATGTGCAACACGTGGAAGAATTTCTAAAGAGAATGGAAATATTGGACAGGCTCAGAGGACAAAAACTATTTGAAGTTTTACCAGAATTACGACAACTAGGAGGATAACATGGTAACAAAAAGGAAAAAAAGCAAGAAACTCAAGAAATTACAAGAGGAGCACCAGTATCTCGACAGGAAGGTGGCACAACTTACCAAGGACAGGCTCAAGGACAGGAGTACCGAGAGCAAGGAAGTTCTTACAAGGTTAAAGAGGACCAAGTTGATGATCAAGGATGCCATCGCAAGGGCAAAAGCCACGTTGACAAATTAGTCAAACAACATTATAATAAAATATGGACAGAGATTACAAAACAGGCAAGAGTGCAAGTGTAGGTGTGTTTTCAGGTCTGGAAGTGGAACACACTCCGGCATTTGGAAAACAGACATTGTTCCTGGCAAGGAACGATCTTTACTATGATCAGATAGAAGAGATGGCCAAGAAGGTCGGTGCAGAAGCAATCTACTTTGGAGCGAACAGGACTTTCATGCACACCCATGCCACACAGATCAATCAGATGATCAGGTTGCTTAGGAAAGGTTACTACGTCACTATAGACTATCCACACTCAATACACAAAGAAGTCAAAGCGAGATTCGAGAGCATATGGACACATGAGAAGTTCATACCTTTCTGTTCAATCATATTCCCCAGGTCAGAGGATGATGATAACCTGTGTATCAAAGTGGATGATGTTGATTTTGACAGCACCAATCCAGGTGTGTGGACCATGACCATGGACCACTTCAAACAGACAGCGGGTTTCACTTCCTGGAAGGAATACAAACAAGACGAACCGATAGAGGAGAGTGATGCCAAAGAAGCAGTCTAAGGATAAGGCAGACAAAGAAGGCCTGGCTAGTTATAATGCTTGGTTGAAAGAAAATAAAAGATTAGAGAAGATGGGCCTGTATGGTACAGATCACATGGCCAAACGGATTGATGAACTAGAAGCACAAGTCGAATTGTTAGAAGATTTACTAGAAAAAGAAAGGAAACGTAAGAAATGAGCACCGAACAGATGAGAGATCAAGCACTTAAGGAACAGGCCAACAAGGCTACCAAGATGATATGGGTCACTTTCCGTAAGGAAGGGATCCACAAGTACCCAGCGGCACTGGACGATCCCAAACTGGCGACGGGAGACGAGTATGATGTTTCATTCTTAGGACATCCTCACAGACACATATTCCATTTCAAGGTCGCGATAGAGGTGTTCCACGATGACAGAGACATAGAATTCATACAGTTCAAGAGATGGATAGAGAACATGTACGCGGACGGCACAATGAAATTGGACTTCAAGAGTTGTGAGATGATATCAGATGACTTGTACGTTGCGATAGCGAAAAGATATCCAGGCAGGAAGATTGAGATAGACGTGGCGGAGGACGGTGAGAATGGCTCACACGCAGTATATGAAAGAGATTAAATTCAAAGAATCAAGAGCAACTTCAAGGATGGGATACCTACCCATAGAAGGTGGTGGCTTGAACGCATCATACACGACGGTGGACGCAGTGGCAAACATATGCACGACGGCGGGCAACCTGGGAATGAAGTATGGCAAGGATTTCATCTGGTCAGGCACAGACTGGGATGACAATGACGACGACTGTATCACTCTGATGGTGAAGGAAGACAAGTATGAGTCCTTCCTACACCTGGCCCTGCAGAATGATCACAGGATAAAACACACAAACACGGGCGAAATCAAACTGATCAAGGAGAGAAAATAATGGACTTAAAAGAAAGTAAAACAGCAGAGAACCTCAAAGACGCTTTCGCGGGAGAAAGCCAAGCAAACAGAAGATACCTATACTTCGCACAGAAGGCCGACATCGAGGGAGCACCAGATGTTGCGGCGGTATTCAGAAGCACAGCAGAAGGCGAGACAGGACACGCACACGGACACCTGGAATACCTGGAAGAAGTTGGAGATCCAGCGACAGGTGAGAAGATGGGCGAAACAGAAGACAATCTTAAAAGTGCTATCGCAGGTGAGACGCACGAGTACACAGACATGTACCCAGGCATGGCAAGGACAGCCAGAGAAGAAGGCTTCGAGGAGATCGCTGACTGGTTCGAGACACTTGCAAAGGCAGAGAAATCTCACGCGGGCAAGTTCCAAAGAACACTGGACGCATACAAAGGAGCATAATGAGGGTACCATACACTAATTTCAAGACAAGGATAGGTGACGACAATGCTGTCGGTGGATGTACTTTTATAGGTGGTGAATGGAAAGAAGTTGATACTGCGGAAATATTTGACGATAAAAAAGTTGTTGTGTTCGCCCTACCAGGGGCGTTCACACCCACTTGCAGTTCCCAACAATTACCAGGATACGAAGAGAAGTATGACGAGCTGAAAGCACTCGGTGTTGATGAAGTTTACTGCTTGTCAGTAAATGATGCATTCGTAATGAATGCTTGGTTCAGAGATGAGAAGATCGAGAAGGTGAAACCAATCGGTGACGGCGAAGGCGTGTTCACACAGGGCATGGGCATGTTGGTCAACAAACCAAAACAGGGTTTTGGAATGAGATCATGGAGATATTCAATGCTGGTGGACAACGGAGAGGTCGTGAAAACATTCGTCGAAGAAGGTAAGAACAACGCCAGTGACGACAACGATCCTTTCGAAGTATCTGATGTTGACACAATGATCAAACACTTGAAGGAAAATGCCGGGTAATTGGGACGGAAAATCTAGGCCGTCAACCTCCAAATACAGGGAGAACTATGACGAGATCTTTAAGAAGAAGGAAACTTGTCCTTGCGGCAGGTCACCTATTGGTAGATGTGTTGGATGGCATGGTCTAAGCGAAAGTGAATACCAAGTAAAACTAAAAGAATGGAACGATAAGAATGTATAAACCCTTGCCAGATGGATTGACCATAAAAGAATCTGATGTGCAAGGACTGGGTCTGTTTGCGACAAGGGATTTTGATGCAGATGTCGTGCTAGGTATAGTACACGTGTTGAACAAGAATTTCCCACACGGTAGCATAAGGACGGCCTTAGGTGCATTCTACAATCATTCGGACGATCCAAACTGCAAGAACGTTGCAGGCTTTTGGCATCAACTCCCGGTCAAATATCTGGTTACTACCAGACCTATCAAATCAGGCGATGAATTGACTGCCCAATACACTTTGTACCACGACTTCCAGGACAAATGGGAATGAAAATCGCAATTACAGGTCACACCAAAGGATTAGGTGCTGAAATATTTAAACATTTTCAACCTAACCACACCGTGCTCGGTTTCAGCAGATCAAATGGTTACGATATAAAGAGTCCATTAGACAGGAGAAAGATACTCAAAGCATCACTAGATGCAGATATATTAATAAATCTAGTACACAATTACTATCATCAAACAGATCTTCTATTAGAGTTCTACAAAGCATGGGAGAATCAAAACAAATTGATTGTAAACATCAGCAGTGATGTTGTGGTCAACGATTCATGGGGACAAGACAGGTTAGATTTTATTGAATACAAGAACCAGAAAAAAGCATTAGAATCCATGGCAGGTTATCTCTCTAAAAGAGATGCGATCATACAAATAAAAAACTACAGAATATCTGAAATTAATTTTACAATGGACTTAAAGTATCTAAATAACATTATTAATGAGTTCGCAATTTCTAAAAAATAAAAGTCTTTGTCCGTTACCCTTTACAGGAGCGATCGTGAACACAGACGGAACTGTACAATGTTGTAGCATATCAAAAGAAGAAATAGGGAATGTAAACCAAAATTCATTAGAAGACATACTTAAGAACAGTGAGAAACTGAAGCAAATCAGACGTGAAATGTTAGATAACAAATTTCCATATAACTGTGGAGACTGTTACCAGAAAGAGCAACACCATACAAAAACAAATTTAGAAAACATCAGTAACAGACTCTATCACATTAAGATATTGAAAGATTCTCCGTTCAAACTGTACAAAGACGAACACCAGTTTGAACTACAACAGATGGACCTGCGTTGGCGTAATACCTGTAATTTTGCCTGTGTGTATTGCGATCATCATTTTTCAAGTGTGTGGGCACAATTTGAAGGCATTCCTGACAAAATGACAAACGAAGCCATGGACGAAACATTTAATTTTGTAAGAAAAAATATTAAAAATTTGAAAACTATATACATGGCGGGTGGAGAACCCTTCCTGATTAAAGAAAATCTCAAGATAATTGACCTGATCAAGAATGAAAATCCTGATCTACTGCTTAGGATCAATACCAATCTATCAATACTCACACCAAAACTATACGGGCAATTGAAAACACTTAAGAACGTGCATTGGATAGTAAGTGCGGAATCCACAGGTGCCAAATTCAACTACATACGTTGGCCTGGAAAATACACCACTCTTAAAGAAAATTTAAGAAAAATACAAAAATTACCACATAAAGTTACTATAAACATGACATGGAATATATTGTGTGTATCTAACATACTCGAGTTTATAGACGATATGGTAAAAATCGGAATTCATCCTAATCAACTTGTAATGAATTCCGTGCAAGATCCAATAGAGCAGAGTGTTTTGAATATAACCAAGAGCCAAAGAGACGAGTTGGTCGCTGAAATAAAACGTAGAATGGTAAAAGTAGATAATAAATTTTTCCTTTACAAGGTATATGAGGAAATGATTATTATCTTAAATCAACCGTTACTTGACACTTATCGAACAACATTATATAATACACTAACGGATTTAGATTACAAAAGAAAGTTAAACAGCAGGGAAGTATTTCCTGAACTATACGGCAAGGAGTAAGATGAAGATATTTTACATGGGTCTGGAACCCTACGAGGGCAGATACACACTACAGTTACAAGACTGGACTGAGAGAGCATACAAGAAAAGAGGAATTAATTACGTTGTAGTTCCAGGCACAACAATAGACGACACCAAAGCGATCAGTGTGGGACAGGTGTTAGACGCACACGGCAGAAGTTACTTTGGTATGAGCCAGATGATGAATTTGGTACAGATGATGCGTAATGGCGAGGTTACAGACAAAGATGTAATATTTTTTGAAGATATGTTCCAACCAGGCATAGAATCACTGCCTTACATATTGAATCAGGTTGATGCCAAACACAGGCCAACGATATATCTGCGATGCTTGGCACAGGCCATAGATCCGGATGACTTCGTACACGTGTGGGGCATGAGCAAGTGGATGAGCATGTATGAACAGATGTGTAACGAGATTCCCAATGTGAGGATACTAGCAACCAACGAAGAGATGGTGGCACACATGAGGATAGCAAACTGGTCAGCACCCATATACAACATATCAGGATTAAGTTTCGGCAAGGAAGAAGTACAAGGCAGGGTTCCAGGCAGGAAACCTTTCATCGAAAGGAAACAGAGAGTGATATTTGGAGCGAGGTGGGATCAAGAGAAACAGCCGCAGTTCTTCATGGACTTGGCAACAAAATACAAAGAGAAACATCCAGATGTTGAATTTGCTATTTGCCAAGGTGGTCCTCTGAGATCTAACAATCAATTCTACGTCGATGAAGCAAAACATCTAGCGAAACAAGGAACAATCACGATTCATGAGAACTTAAAGAAGAACGAGTACTACGAATTACTGGCAGACTCAAGGGTAATGTTCAACTGTGCTCTACAGGATTGGGTGTCAAACACAGTGAGTGAAGCAGACGCAATGGGTTGCAACACACTGTTTCCAGCATACAGATCATTCCCAGAGACCTTCGCAAACGACCACACGAGAATGTATGTGCCTTGGTCAATGGAAGACGCTATGAACAAACTAGACGTGCTATTAAGCAAACCATCCCCTAGTATAGGTAAATTATCTGATTGGACCAACGGTACAATCGACAGGATGATAGACATTATAACAGGCAAGGGTGAACAATGGAGAAGAGATGGACAACACTACAGAAACACAGTATCAGAATCCAAGTATTAAAGGGTTGAGCAAGGCAGTATTGGTTACGGGCGGGGCCGGATATGTGGGTTCGCATACCTGTAAACACCTGGTCAAGAACGGTTTCACACCCATAGTCATAGACAGGGACCTCAAGGCAAAATTCAAACCAGCGAAATTTGGTCCAATCTTTGACATCAACTTGCCACAAGAGATCGAACGACTAGAAGAGATCATAAAGAGATTCAACATAACCAGTTGCATACATTTCGCCGGCAGTGCCTCGGTGGCAGAATCAGTAAAGAATCCATCGGAATATTACAAGAATAATGTGATCGCAACAGTTGTGTTGCTTGACAAATTGATAGAATGCGGAGTGAAGACTTTTGTGTACAGTTCCAGTGCGGCCACCTATGGTGATCCAGGATTCAGGAAATGTAAGGAATCAGACGTCCCCAATCCAATAAGTGCTTATGGTAGCAGTAAGTTGATGATGGAGATGATATGTAAAGATTATCAGAGAGCATACGGGTTATCCAGTGTTGGACTAAGGTATTTCAATGCCGCTGGTGCTGACCCGGAAGCAGAAGTTGGTGAGCTGAGAGAAAAAGAGACACACATAATACCATTAGCCATAAATGCAGTGAGACAGGACAAGACATTCAAGATGTTTGGTGACAAGTATGACACACCAGACGGAACGTGTGTGAGAGACTACGTACACGTGATGGATCTAGCAGATGCCCATGTGAAGGCATTGAACTACGCATCAGGGAAAGAAGTGTCGGAAGTGTTCAACCTCGGCTCAGGTGCACCGGCGTCTAACAGAGAACTTCTAGACACTATACAAAAACACGCGGGCGAGATGAAGATAGAGATACACGACAACAGACCAGGCGATCCTGCATACTTGGTAGCGGACATAGACAAAGTAAGGAAAGAGTTAGGATGGGAGCCAACACAGAGTTCTATTGACAACGTGGTGTCTACTGCGGTTCGGTGGTACAACAAGACACACAAAAAAGAAATACAGTAGTGGATTCAAAGAAAAAATACCAACTTTTTAAACAGAATGATAATTTTTGTGTGTGCCCTTGGACCAATGCACAAATTTATACAAATGGAGATGTCAAGACATGTAGTGTTGGAAGAGATATTTTAGGAAATGTAAATGAAACCGACCTCGACGAAATATTGAGCAAGAGCAAAACTATTAAAAGAATACGAAGTAACATGTTGAACGACACACCAGATGCAAACTGTGTGGTTTGCCAGCACAGGACCATAGACGAAAACGATTTCAACTACCTAAAAGATCATTACAATCATAAGATTATTAAGGATGATGTCAACTACGAGGATGTAGGAAACTTTGATTTACGTTTCATTGATTTACATTGGTCAAACATATGTAATCTACGTTGTGTGATGTGTCATCCGGAGCAAAGCAGTCTAATTGCCAAAGATGAAAACTTTATAACAACGCCTGTGGACCAAAAGAATATTAAAAAAATAAGAAAAATGATTGTTGAAAAACAGGATCATCTTAAAGAAATCTATCTAAGCGGGGGAGAACCTTTTTACATACCGTACAATTTTTCATTGTTAGAAGAAATTGTTAACAAGGAGATTCCTATAAGAGTAAACACCAATATGCATTGGCAAAAAAATAATAAAGTTTTCAAAGCATTATTAAAGTTTAAAAATGTGCAATTAACAATGAGTGTAGATGCATTGAATGAAAAATTTGGCTACATCAGAAATGGTGCTGACTGGGATACTTTTAAGAAAAATTTAGAATTTATCAGGACAAACACTAATTTTGGAATAAGAGTAAACACTATATTCAGTGTGATTAACGCAATAGACATTTGTAACTTGATCAAATATTTTTATGAACAAAATATCAAAGATATTACAATAAACTTGTGTACTACTCCAAGTCCTATAGATGCGAGGAATTACCCAAAAAATAAAAAAACAAAAGTTATTCAGAATATGTTAGATCTAATAAAGACACTGCCATCAGAAGATGTCAATCTAATTGCAAACTTGAAAAATTGTATTGATCGCATACAACTAGACAACGAACAACCGTACATGGATTGTTTAGATAAAATAACACGCAAACACCAACAAGATTGGCGATCAGTTTTCAAGGATCTTGCATGAAACATGCATTGTTAATAGGGTGTGGCAACACACGAGGAGAAGATATCATAAAAGGATGTAATGAGGCAGGATACAATGTTACCAACATTGGAGCAACTGATTCCTTATTGCCAGGTATTAAAAATATTACAATCGATTGGCGTAGTCTGGATATGCCAAAATTACATAAGATTCTTAAAAACATAGAAGATCAAGTAGACTTTGTTTTTTTCAACCAAAACGCTTCAAGTCTATCACCGTCTGATTTCACTGAACAAAAAAATACCCTGGATACCTGGACACTGATGAAGAGTTGGACCAAAAGTCACTGGTTAAGTTGTCAAATGCCTTACTTTCTACTTAAGACACTAGATACCAAATTACACAAGGACTCAGTAGTTGGCTGGATGTTGTCAAGTTACATCGATTTCACAAAAGACGGTGTAGACGAACATGCAGATTACAGTGGTTACAAATTCACAAATTATCTGATTATGAAAAATTTTGCAAACAAATTCAACTGTTTTGGTATAAATCCAGACTTTGGAAAAAAAGACGGTATTAAAAATTTGATTAAACAAATCTGTACCAATAATAAAAAATTGAATGGTGAGGTTTTTCGCATTGACTAAAAAGCAAATCGCAACTATAATAGTAACATACCAGGAGTGTAAAAATGAGTGAAGATATTTTAAAAGATAGTTGGATGCCTGAAACGCCAATTAGTAAAAAGATAAAAGAAAGAATCAAGAAGGCGGGCAAGAGATTCCATTCCAATGACAACATCTCTGAATTCATAGAAGATGGCGAGATGGATCTGTTACAGGCAGAGGTACAAGAAAAACTACAGGGTGTGTTAGACAGCCTTGTGATTGACACGGAAAACGATCACAACACAAACGAGACTGCGAAACGTGTGGCGAAAATGTACATCAGAGAAACATTTGGTGGAAGATTCAAGCCAGCACCGAGGGTAACAAGTTTCCCCAACATGGGTTACAAGAGCATGTATACCAGTGGTCCAATATCAATAAGATCCACGTGTGCCCACCACTTCCAAAACATAGTTGGCCGGGCATGGGTTGGCATCATTCCAAATGGCGAAGTGATTGGATTGAGCAAATTCAACAGGATCGTGCATCACATAGTGGAGAGACCGCAGATACAAGAAGAGATGACAACACAGATCGCAGACGAATTAAAAAAATATGCCAAGACTGAGAATCTTGCAGTTGTGGTGAAAGCGGAACATCACTGCATGACACACAGGGGAGTAAGAGAACACGAGTCAGACATGACCACAGCGATCATGTTGGGTGCATTCAAAGACGATCCAGCAACCAGAGATGAATTCTATAAAATCTGTATGAGCATGAAGGGCCATGGCTAAGAAAACTAAAGCACAAATCAAAAAGGAACAGGCAAACATGCAGTCAGACAACATAGAAATGGGTTCAATCAGTTCAGATGGAATACAGAACACTGGAGATTTCACGTACTCCTTCGCGGACCTCGACGACGACTTTGATAATCTCAATGTCAACACAGTCTCAACAGGTTTCACGGTAGACGGATTGACATTCGACAACGAAGAAGAATTAAGATCAAAATACCCTGCACTACAGGACGCATGGGATCACTACAAGAACGTGAAACATATGTGTGAACAAAAGGAAAAAGAGAATGAGAATTAAAGAAGACATAAAGTTGAATTTTGATGATGTTCTTATGGAGCCAAAGCGTTCTACGTTAAGTTCGAGGCGTGACGTTGATATGACACGTAAATTCACGTTCCGTAATTCAGGAAAGGTCATGAACTTCACCCCAATATTCGCCAGTAACATGGATGGGGTTGGAACGTTCTCAATGGCAAAGGTTTTACAGAAGCACCAGATGATGACTGTGATCACCAAAAGCACCACAGTTGACCAATGGAGAGAAGCAGTTGGCACAGGACTTAGATTACAGAGTGTCAGTGTATGCACAGGCACAAACAAGATATGGGATCCAGAAGCGGCAGACTACAAGAATATGCAAGACGTTTTATCTAGTTTCCCCGATGTGAAGATGATCACCATTGACGTGGCGAACGCATACCATCAAAACTTCGTTGATTTCATCAAACAGGTCAGGGACGAGTACCCAGAGAAAGTCATAGTGGCAGGCAATGTAGTCACGCCAGAGATGGTTGAAGAATTAATCATCAACGGTGCAGACATGGTCAAGATAGGCATAGGACCTGGTTCGGTGTGTACAACAAGGACAATGACCGGCATAGGCGTTCCACAGTTCTCAGCAATAGTGGAATGTGCTGACGCGGCCAATGGTGTCGATGGACACATAATGGCTGACGGAGGATGTGTGTGGCCAGGCGACATAGCAAAAGCATTTGGTGGCGGGTCACACGCTGTCATGATAGGTGGAATGTTGGCAGGACATGACGAATCAGAACAACCAGTGGTGGATGGCAAAGTAGAATTTTACGGCATGAGTTCGGACAGGGCACGTGAGAAACACGGCAAGAGAAAGGACGGATACAGGGGAAATGAGGGAAGATGGATCAGCCTGCCCCACAGAGGTGCTGTCGAACCAACAGTGGAAGACATATTAGGTGGTGTGAGATCAGCGGCCACTTACATAGGTGCAAGACGACTCAAGGATATGCCCAAGTGTGCAACATTCGTGAGGGTAGAAAACAACATCAACAAGGTCTATGAACGATACACAAATAGTTAGGAAACCATATCAACCGATTGCCTGGTTTGGAACAGCAGTGTTGTTGATAGCGGCCACATTGGCGGCCTTCAATATATACCCATGGTACGTCTATATGTTTTGTCTTGCAAACGGTGTATGGGTGTTGGTAGGAGTGCTGTGGAAAGAACAATCATTGATAGTGTTGAACGCAGGTCTGACTTTGATATACTTGGCGGGACTTATTTTGATATGACAATAGAACCAATCAAAGAGAAACTGGACGATAAGATAAAAAAACTTAATTCTTCTCGGGTCATAAAGAAAGTCACACCCAAAGGAGATCTATCTTGGTACGTGAAATGGGTCTCGGTGTTCTTTATATTGGTGGCCACGGCGGCCAGGAGTGTAGGCACTATCCCTCACATCGACATGTGGTTTGGATTATTCGGCACGATAGGCTGGGCCTGGGTAGGATACCTATGGCACGACAGGGCACTGTTGTTCCTTAACGCAATACTGGTCACGCTTCTGATAATGGGCCTAATGAATTATTATTTTGGAATATGAGCGAAGAAGTTAAGAAGAATTATTTCACCACAGGACAGATGCGTAACGCACTGATCCAGATAGAAGACAAGATGGTGCATTCAAACTGGATGCCCAACATCATACTAGGCATCAACAGGGGAGGATGTATTCCTGGGGTTTACCTATCGCATAGGTTAAAGACAGCACACGAGGTACTAGACATCAGATTGAGAGATCACACTGCCAAGCCTGACCTACGCACATTAGAAAAAGCATTCGCATTCCAGAAGAAGATCTTGATCATAGACGACATAAATGATTCCGGGGCAACATTCCAGTACATACTTGACAACTTCGGCAAACGTGAGGACAGGATAAGATTCGCGGCCTTGATAAACAACAAACCTTCAAAGGTCAAAGTAGATTACCATGGATACGAGATCAACAAGGCGGAGGTGCCCGCATGGATAGTTTTCCCATGGGAGGAATGGGATAAGTAAAATCAGAACATGAGCGAGAGATTAGTTAATATAGCATATTTCGGCGGTAGTCATGGAGCATTCGTAAGATATTTTATTGATAGATTTTCTAGACTAACTCCTGAGATTAAGGAAGACCCTTTCCTATCGAACGGTACTTCTCATAACCTTGACGTCAAATATTCTGGCAAAGTCGGAAGATACACATTTGAAGATGTAAATGGAAATGTACGAAATAATTTCAAATTTGAAAATGATCAGGAACCGCACATACTAATTCTGATAGATCAAGAATCTTTAATGAATTTTACAAGATTCCATTATATTCGAGAAAATGATCATGAGTTTATTTCTACTAGGTTTATGCAACAGGAGACCGATGTGGTTTTATCTGATCAGTTTTTGAAAATGTATAGTGAAAAGTTTAAAAAGATGTACAATATAGATTTAAAAGAGAAAACTGTACCAATTGTATTAGTTAGAGATTTTTTAAAAATTTCGTTTTTAACTAACGAAAATGCATCATTGGTTAACAGTAAAACAACTCTAAAAAATATTAACCAAAAAACTTATTGTATAAATCTGTCTGATATATGGAATACTGATAGTTTCCTATCAAAAATGCAAGAAGCCAGCCAAATGTTAGGTTTAGAGTTAGAATTAGGAGAAGAAGCAAAAGTACTACACCAGAAATTCCTTATGAAAAGAAAAAATCATAGTAGTTGGGACAGGACTTTTCAAGTGATAGAAGCCATAAAAAATAATGTTAATATCGATTGCACACAATTAGATTTAGTAGAACAAGGATATCTATACGCTTGGATAGAAAAAAATTATGATTTTATTCAAACACCACTTACTAGATCTTTCTTTGGAAACACAAACGAAATAATTGAATACATAAAAAATTATCCAAATCATTACAAAGCGATGAATCCAAATTTACCAACATTCAACAATATTCCAAACCCTTTTTATCTTTGGAATAAGAAAAAATAAACTATTGTTTGTTGACACACACTTGGTAAATCTGCTAAAATCACACTACATTAAACAAAAACCTTAAGGAGGATTAATGTTTAAATCACTACTAGCGGGTGTCGACAAGACACTTGTAAGAAATCTAGTTATCCTACACACGATAGTGATCGCTGTGTCGAATTATCTAGTCACGATCAGATTTGATCTGTTCCCAGGCGCGGACCTTCCATTGTTTGGATCTTTCCCACTTGCGGCGGCGGCATTCACATTCCCGATCGTGGTGGTCGCAACTGACTTGACGGTCAGGTTGGTTGGCAAAGAAGCAGGAAGGGCCGTTGTTGCAATGGCGATTATTCCGGCTATCGTGGCATCAGTACTGGTACTGTTGGCACTGGGTGATCCACACGCATACAGGGTTGGATTCGCATCAGGTACAGCATACGCAATCGGTACCATGCTTGACGTGTACGTTTTCCAAGCGATCAGGGAAAGATCTGACAATTGGTGGGCGGCACCGGCATTATCAACTATTGCGGCAAACATAATTGATACATATTCATTCTTTTATGTGGCGTTCGCAGGATCGTTGGATGCAGAAGGTAACCTATCGTGGATTGGTGCAAACTGGCACGTTGTTGCCCAAAACAACACTTTGACCAAGATTGTTGTTGGATTGATAGTATTCTTACCAGCATATGGTATACTATTGAAAAGACTGCAAGTAATTGGCAAGAAGAAGAAATAGTCATCCAGGGGGAGTTTTTTGCTCCCCCATTGACAACTCATCTAAATACCCTATATAATACAAATAAGAAAAAGTAACATGATTCCAATTAAAGGATATGCTACCTTCCATCCTCTCAAACACTGTTGGGTAGGATCAGGATTCAAAGAGCAATGGTTCAGTGACCTTCCTATATACAATAACGATAAAATAATGGATCCTTTGAAAAGAATTTCCGAGGAAACCGAAGAAGATTATGTAAATCTCGAAAAAATACTTAAAGATGCTGGTGTAGTAACTCACAGAAGTTTTCTAGACATAGAAAAATATGGATCACTTAAAAACATTAATAGACCGCCTGTCAATCCTAGAGACCATTTCGCTGTCATAGGTGAAAAATTATATACAGTATCCAATGGTACACAAGGTTACGCAGACGTTCTTAAACAAATTGATAGAAAGCAAATTGAAATAAGAACGTGTTATGGAAAAGATTTACCAAACGACTCAGTAAGCACAGCCACGATCACACGTGTAGGCAAAGATCTTTTTTGGGATGTCGCATGGAAGGAAGGAAAAGACACTGCAGGTTTTGTGAACCATTATAAGAATAAATGGATAGAAGAGGGGTTTCGTGTTCACGTGTCACGCAGAGGATATCATAATGATGGATCCTTTTGTGTTGTTAAACCAGGTTGCATAGTAACCTTATACGACATCCAAGATTATTCTGAAATGTTTCCAAATTGGGAGGTCTTATATGTTCCAGATCAAAGTTTTAGAAAAGTAGATCCTTTTTTAGAAATAAAAAACAAAGTTGGCGGTCGATGGTGGCTCAAAGGTGAAGAGCACAACGACCAATTGATTGATTTCATTAACACCTGGCTAAATGATTGGGTTGGATTTGTCGAGGAAACTGTTTTTGATGTCAACATGCTATCGCTGGACGAGAACACAATAATATGTAACAACTACAATAAAGATATTTTTGATTTTTTGAAAAAACATAAGGTGGAACCCATAATATTCAACTTCAGACATAGGTACTTCTGGGATGGTGGAATACACTGCATAACACAGGACCTTTACAGAGAAGGAACCATGGAGGACTATTTTGGCTAACGTTTACACAATATATGCAGATCATAAGGACAATACCACTGCCTACGAATTTGTTGGCAAAATGAAATTGTTCCTTGACAAATTAGTTTTACAAAAGAAAATGCTCCCCTATTGACAACTCATCTAAATATCCTATATAATATCGAATAGGAAGGTACAAAATTTATGTCAAACAAAGCAGGAAAAATTTGGGGCGAAACAGAGCTCATATTAGCAAACAACTCACTGGAGTTCCACAGGATCGATTACAAGAAGGGTGGAGTGTGTAGCAAACACCTGCACGAATGGAAGTGGAACGGCTTCTATGTGATGAGTGGACAGATGAAGATCAGGGTGTGGCAGAAGGACTACGATCTAGTGGACGAGACAATACTGAATCCAGGAGATTTCACTGCTGTGAAGCCGGGACTATACCACTCTTTCGAGGGACTAGAGGATGGCGTTGCGTTTGAACTGTACTGGGCGAATTTTTCAGTGCATGATATCCAGAGAGAATCAGTCGGACATCTCAAAGATGTTGACGGTAAAGTCGTGAGACTGGACAAGAACAAGAAGAAATAACATGATCCCTATAAAAGGATATGCCTCCTTTCATCCTCTGAAACACTGTCTCGTAGGAAAAAATTTCAGTAATGATTTCTTCAAACGTAATATCAAAAACACTAAGATATCTGATCCGTTGAGAAGAATCGCAGACGAAACCGAAGAAGATTACCAAGCACTAATAGATATCCTCACGAAGGCAGATGTAAAAACATACAGGCCCGAATTTGATGAATCGAAATTCGATGCGGACTATTATGGTCGGCCACCTGTATGTCCTAGAGATCATTTTGCTGTGATTGGCGAAACTTTTTATGCAACACATCCAACCAATTTCTATGGCAGTGTACTAAAACAAATCGACAAAAAAAATGTGTACATCAACAATTGGGACTACGAAGAGTGTCTAACTAGTACTGCTTTCATGGCAAGGTGCGGCAAGGACATATTCTGGGACTGCAGGCCACAAAGAACCCGGCACGGCAAGGGCACCAAACAGCAGTGCATTGAACGTATCAATTATATGAAGAGTCGACTGGAGGCAGAGAACTTCAGAGTACACACATCACAAAGAGGTTATCATTCAGATGGATCTTTCTGCTTAGTAAAACCAGGTTGTATTGTGACGTTAAAGGACGTGCAGGACTATGAAAAAGAATTCCCCGGATGGGACGTGTTATACCTACCCGAGCAGAGCTGGAAGAAAGTAGACGGTTTCCTTAAGATTAAACAAAAAGTCGGAGGTAGGTGGTGGATAGAAAATGAGGAAGACAACAATGATCTTATAAACTTTGTAAATTTATGGCTGGATGACTGGGTAGGGTATGTTGAAGAGACTGTGTTCGATGTCAATATGTTGTCAATAAATGAGAATACAATAATATGCAATAATTACAACAAGGAAGTGTTTGACCATTTCAAGAAGCACAAAGTTGAGCCTATAATTTTCAACTTTAGGCACAGGTATTTCTGGGATGGTGGAGTACACTGCATAACACAGGATTTGTACAGAGAAGGCACACAAGAGGATTACTTTGGCTAACATATACACGATATACGCGGACCATAAAGAAAACATCTCGGCACACGATTTCGTTGCTAAAATGAAATTGTTTCTTGATAAACTTGTACAACACGATAAAATGATCACCTACAGGATCACTAGGATGAAGTTGGGTTTCAGATCAATGGACTTGCCGGAATTCAGGATAGACATGGAGTTTGAATCAATGCAACAACTTGATGACGCAATGGATGTTACCATAGCAGACAAAGGTGTTGATAAAACACACGTGGGATTCAATCAATTTGTTGATACCGAGACGATACAACACTTTCTTTACAGAGATTTTCCAGATAATCTAAATAAACCCAAGTTGACAGAAAACAACAAACAGTTTACAATTAAAGAAATAGTCGAAGCGACAAAAAGGGTAGATCCGGAAATATGGAAGTAGAAAAGAAATATTACTATTCAGAGATATTCCACAGCATACAAGGTGAGGGACACTACACAGGCACACCAACAGCCTGGATAAGATTCTTCCTTTGCAATTTGCAGTGCAATGGATTTGGACAGAAAGACCCCACAGACCCAAACACATACGAACTTCCATTCGAGGACTTTGACGTTGACAGTGTCAAGAGGGTGGAGGACTTGCCGGTGTGGGAGAAAGGTTGTGATTCCAGTTACACCTGGGCAAAGAAGTTCAAGAAGTTGATGGGATATGAAACGCCCACAGTACTAGCAGACAAGATAGTAGACATACTGAAGACAGACACTAACCAAAATGGCTTGTTCCTACATCCTAACTCGAGGCAACATCAACACCTGTGTTTCACGGGCGGTGAACCGTTGATGGTAACAGGTCAGGCCGCAAGTATGGGCATATACAAGTCACTAGAACAGAGAGCTAACTTGCCAAGTTCGATGACATTTGAGACAAATGGCACACAGAAACTAACAGAACCATTCAAGCAATGGGTCAAGGACACTCCTGAAGAGATATTTTTTAGTGTGAGCCCCAAACTGTTTACAGTGTCCGGCGAGAAAACTGAAAAAGCAATCAAGCCCGATAACGTGAAGGAATACGCAGAGTGTAGTGATAGAGGACAACTGAAGTTCGTCGTGGGTGCAAGTAGACGAGAATGGGAAGAACTAGAAAACACAGTCAGGAAATTCAGAGAAGCAGGAATTGACTGGCCAGTATGGATAATGCCAACAGGTGCACGGGAAGAAGAACAGACCACAACAGCAGGACAGGTGGCGGAAGAAGCATTCAAGAGAGGATACAATGTATCAGCAAGGGTACACGTATATCTATTTGGTAACGCCATAGGAACATAATGAAAGACAGAGTGAATATCGCCTTCCAAGGAGGTACTCATGGCAACTTCCTACGTTTCTGCATAGACAAATTCTGTAAGCACACCCCTAAAATTATTGCGACACCATTTACAAAAAATAACACATCTCACATTGATTTAAATTATTCGGATCTAGTGTATCGTTATCATCCCAACACATCTGAACCTTTTTTCGAAAACGAAAACGAACCTCACATCCTTATAACAATAGAGAAAGAAGATTTGTTGTATCTTGAAAGATGGGTTACTATGAGAGCAGGAGATCACAAAGTTGATGTCACTAAGAATGACGTACAACCGAACACGGAGTTTTTAAAGAACTTCCGTTGGGCAAATAAATTCAAAAAATACTATAACCTAGATCTAGCAAAAAGCACAGTCCCTAAATTCATAATGCGTGATTTTTACAAACTGTCTTTCCTAGACCCTGACAAGAACGGATTTATTGAGCTTGATACCAAACTTAGGAACAACCTACCAAGAAAAACTTTTTGTTTTCCTGTCAGCAGTTTTTGGGACAAGACAAAATTTTTCATGACACTGAAGCAGGCAAACGAATATTTGAAATTAAATTTAGATATATCAGATGAAAACGTGTTTGATAATTTTGCTACTGGTTTGAATTTTATAGATACAAAAGATAGAGCACTCGATGTAATAAAAGCCATAGGTGACAACATAGATATCAACATCAAAGATCTAGATGTGGTGGAACAAGCATTTATTTCAGCATGGTTAGAAAAAAATTACGAATATACTATTGTCCCAATGTGCAATCAATTTTTTAGATCAAGTGGCGAGATATCGGAGTGGTTGAAACATTATCCACAACACTACAAAGCAATGAACCCAAATTTACCAACATTTAACAACATTCCTAATCCTTTCCACTTGTGGAAATCTAAAAAATAGTGTATAATTAGATATATGAAAGTAAAAAAAACAACTAAAACAACTATCAAGAAAAAGACAAGCAAAGGGTCTAAAAAGAAGAGCGAAGAACCAATTGTAAAAGTTCTTAATCTTAATGTAAACCCTGAGAATCCTAGGAATGGTTTCTTTGAACTGGATTGGAATGATGAGTTCGTAAACATGTTAAAACAATCTGGTTATGAAGGTGCAAGTGAAGAGGAGATCGTTGACAGATGGTTCCAGACACTTTGTAGGACCATAGGAAACGAACAAGGCATAGATGTCACTGGATCTGGATACGTACAGATCAATAGAAGAGACGACGGAAAAACTGAGGTATCATAATGGGTTATTTTTTACTTGGTGTTTTTATTGGTTGGATGGTTCCTAGGCCTAAATTCATAGGTAGAGCCGAGGCGGCGATATGGACTCCTATCAAAAAGAAACTTCCCAAGTTCACACAGAACTGGTGGGGTTAATTTGGCACACATACTAGTAGACACAGCAAACACATTCTTTCGTGCTAGGCACGTGATCAGAGGAGACACTTCTGAGAAGGTAGGTATGGCCATACACATCATGATGAACTCGATTAAGAAGGCGTGGCAAGACTTTGGCGGCACTCATGTTGTGTTCTGTCTTGAAGGCAGATCATTCCGTAAAGACATATACGCACCATATAAACGTAACCGTAAGGAAATGGCGGATGCAATGACTGAAAAGGAAAAGGAAGAGAATGAAGTGTTCTGGGAAGTATATGACGACTTCGTTGACTTCGTGAAAACTAAAACTAATGCGACAGTATTGAGAAATCCTAGGACAGAAGCGGACGATCTCATAGCAAGATGGATAGACAAACATCCTGACCAGGAACACGTGATCATAAGCACAGACAAGGATCTAAATCAACTTATCACACCACGTGTGAAACAATACAATGGTGTCAACGAGACCACACTCACACATGAAGGATGGTTTGACGCTAAAACAGGCAACCCTGTGATAGACAAGAAATTGAAAGCACCCAAACCTGCACCGGACACAGAATGGATAGTGTTTGAGAAGGCCATGAGGGGCGATCCCAGTGATAACATATTTTCAGCATACCCAGGTGTGCGTACAAAGGGCACAAAGAACAAGATAGGATTACAGGAAGCATTCGCGGATCGCAAAGAAAAAGGCTACACATGGAACAACCTGATGTTGAGCAAATGGCTAGACCATGACGGCAACGAACACAGGGTACTTGAAGACTACGAAAGGAACAGGGCACTAGTAGATCTACACGCACAACCAGAGGCCATAGTGGAAGAACTTGATCAAACGATTGCACAGGCAAAAGCAGAGAACAAGAGCATAGATCAGGTTGGAATCAGATTCATGAGGTTCTGTGGCAAGTACGATTTAAATAGGATTAGTGAGCAGGCACAACTGTATGTTGAGCCTTTTAATGCGAGGTTAGAATCATGACAGTGAGAGCCAAGACCCTAGTCAAAGACAAGTTTTGGATAGTCGAGCAAAACGGCCAAAAGTTAGGTACCCTTCAGAAACAAGCGGACAACGGGTGGATATTCCTCAGCAAACAGAAGAACAGAGAGGTGTTCCACACGCAGGAGAGCCTGTTCACAAAATTTGGTTTTGGCATTTTTGACGAATCAAACATCAAGAAACCCGAAGAGGAAGTGCAAACGGACAACTTTGATGTACACGGATACCCTTGTAGCCAACATCCTTACAATCCCATGTTTGATGTGCAGAAACAATTACCGGTTTACACAAAGACACCTAAGAGCAAAAGTCAGTTCTGTGCAGGTTACTATATAATCTGTTTTGAAAAAGGCTGGAGGAAAGCATACTGTCCAAAGATGATCACACTTTCGAGGTACGAATACAAAGGACCAATCAAGACCAAACTAGAAATGCAACAGGTACTAAATGACGCAGTCAAACAATTCCAAGATTCAAACTAGACCTATAGAAGATCTCATAGGCAGAATCAGAACGCTTCGCCAGAAAGGTGAGAGACAGATCGTGATCCCTGCCAAGGAGGCCGATCAACTGGCAGACAGTCTCACACAGGTGATGACTCGTATGGTCACAATCCAGGAAGAGATAATAGAGGCACTAAAGACGGCCAGAGAAGCACAGACCATCAACATAGAAATGGATGGTGGCGAGTTTGGCGAGAAGAAATAACGTCAATAGGTTGCAACGATAACCCCCACGGACCCGTTCAATACTCACACACGATAAGATTTCTGGTAAATACAAATAGTAAAGAGTGAATCTATGAGCAGACCAAAACCCACAGTGCTGTTGCAACACAGCAATAAATCTACCTTCAAATTGGACGAGGTCCTAGCCGCGGAAGGAATTTGGGCGGTGTTCTATGATGGTAAACCAATCAATTTGAAATCATCAAGTTTGGTCGCAAACTATCCTGGTCCAAAGTACAAGAAAGTTTCATTCTCAAATCCAGGACACGCGGAGAACCTGGCAAAGAAACTGAACACACAGCACAACACAGACAAGTTTGGCGTTTACCTTTTAAAAACAGGCGAAAAATTCAAACGTTAATTGCACCCGTTAAATAGCAGTATGGATCGCAAGACTGCCTACACACGAACTTTAATGGAGTTATTAGATCAACCCATACACGACGAAACTATCAAGAACAATTACTATGCTTGGTGGCAGAATGTAAGGGAAAGTTATCAGGCTAGGTCACTGAGACTAACCAAACACGGTCTTGAGATTATTGAAAAATTAGACATCAAGACCTACGATATCAAATTCCCTGCCAAGGTAATATTCACGCCACAGACATACCTGTGGTTGGACGAATTCGTTGACTGTCCCTACTACGTGGACAAGAAGAAGATCATCGTCACAATGGAGAAAATGGCCCTACAACTGATGCTTTTCGCCGGAGATATTACCAAATACGGACTTGCCCGTGCAATGAGCAAGATGGACGAGCAGAAAGATGATTAGTAAAACCTACTGCAATCACATATCAAAAGGCATGTTTGTTTCTCATCGAGGGATTGGCCTTTGTTGTATTAATTCAAACAAACAAAAAAGTGTTTTACCTTCAGAATTTTGGAAAGGCGAGGTCCGTGCAGAAGCACTAAAAAAAATGAACGCTGGTGCTCATGTAAAAGGATGTCATCACTGTTATAGAAGCGAATCAAACGGCTTGAACAGTATGAGAACTTTTGGAAATGTTTATAAAGATCTGCCAGTCAAAGAGTTACCAACGCATCTTGACCTAGACTTTTCTAATTTTTGTAATCTAAAGTGTGTGATGTGCAGTGCTATGAGAAGTTCGGAATGGGCTAAGGATATTGGCCAATCTGTGTCTAGCATAACAACTGCCATGATCGATGACCTTGCAGATATATCTGATAATGTACAACGCATATGTATACAAGGCGGAGAACCAACCATAATGCCAGAATTCTATCACTATTTCTCTCTACTTGACCAAAAAGGGCTACTCAAAAACATAGAATTGATGATGATTACAAATGCAACAAACGTTAACAAAAAATTTTACAAATTGTTGGAAAAATTCAAGAAGGTGAGATTGACCGTTAGTGTAGATTCATACCAATATGCAAATGATTACATACGTTGGCCTAGCAAATTCTCACAAATAGAAAAAAATTTATTGGAAATGAGTGAACTTGCACCTAACACAGAGGTGGAGATATTTAACACCATCAACATACTATCCATGTTTAATTACTTTGAATTCCTACATTGGTGTAAAAAAATTGAAAATGTGTTTGAAGCCAAAGGAAAACTATTTAAAATTGTGCCAATGAAGGTCGAGACTCCAGAAAAATATAGTCCGTTCTTTGCTCCAAAAAATTTGAAAGATAAGTTTATAAAAGATGTAAAATTGTTCATGAAAAATAACAATTTAAAACATAACACCGCGTGGCGAACCGAAATGTCATTGATTATGAAAAGAATGATCTCAACCCCTGCAAATAATGAGGCTTTAAATTTATTAATAACCAATGTAAGTAATCTTGATAAGCAAAGAAATATCAAAATAACAGATTACATACCGGACTTTCACAAGTACATAAATGATGGAAAATAATAAAACATATTGTCGGATGCCTTTTGTTGGATTCCAATCGGCGCATGGCGGTTGTAGACTCTGTTGTGGAGTATCTGGCCCGGATCGATCTAACCTAATTTCCGGCAAAGAATTTTGGAATAGCAAATACTTGGCAGAGGTAAGAAACAAGATGAAAAAAGGTGCAAATGTGCCGGCCTGCCAAAAATGTTATGACGAAGAAACACTAGGGAAGTTAAGTCTCAGAAATCATTACAACGCTAGATACAAAGATTTAAATGAAATGGAAAGCCCAACTGCACTAGATCTCGACTTCAGTAACCTTTGTAATTTACAATGTGTAATGTGTGGTCCTGATCGTAGTTCACAATGGGCCAAAGAATTAGGCAACAAAGAAGTCTTGTCAATCTCTCAAGATAAGTTAGATATCATTTGCAAGATGTCACATAATGTGAAATATCTCACAATACAAGGCGGCGAGCCAAGTCTTATGCCTGAATTCGAATACTATTTTCAATATTTGAAAGACAACAAATTAATTCATAATATTCAAGTAGATTGTATATCCAATTTAACAAATACGAACAATAAATTTTATTATCTTCTAGATGAATTTAAAACCGTAGATCTAAATGCCAGTGTTGATTCGTTTGGTCTAGTGAACAATTACATCAGGTACCCTAGTAATTTTGAAAAGATTGAAGAAAATCTTATAAAACTTTCTGAGAAAAAAATTCAAGTGAATCTACAAATAACTTTACAGGTACTTGGTATGTTCAACTTCTATGAATTTTTAATGTGGATTGCTGATATGCAACAGAAATTTAAACAAAATAATAAAGACCTAGGTCTAAATTTATCTTATGTAACAGGCCATCCTTATCTCGATATTAGAAATGCACCAAAAAAATTAAAACAAAAAATGCTCGAAGATATTAACAATTTCTCAAAAAAACATAAAATACGTAACAATTTGAAATTTAACATAGGTTTAAAAAATTTAAAAAAAATACTAACAACGCCACAACAAATGAATGCAAGTAAAGAATTGCAGTCATATATCCACTCTATAGATACTAGAAGGTCTATAAAAGTAACCAGTTATATTCCAGATTTCTTCAAATATATGTAAAAAGTCAATGTTAATGCGACTTTTGTGAGGTTGACGTATAACACAATCCTGCTATAATGATATTATAAACATTTAAACAGGAGTGTACTAAATGGCAAGAGCTAACAAAAACAAAGAGGCGGCAATAGGCAGTCAGAACAGAACAGTTTCACCCAACGAGGCGAAATCTGCATTAACACATTGTATCAAATTACAGAGACCCATAATGATGTGGGGTGCACCAGGTATTGGTAAGTCAGACATCGTTAAACAGATCGCAGACGCAGAAGGCAGAGAAGTGATCGACATCAGACTTCCACTATGGGAGCCAACAGACATCAAAGGTATCCCTTATTACAACTCAAAAGAGAACAACATGGTTTGGGCGAGTCCGGCAGAACTGCCTACTGATCCCAAGAGTAAGGCGATAGTGTTCTTGGACGAGTTAAACTCGGCGGCTCCGGCTGTACAGGCGGCGGCATACCAACTTATCTTGAACAGAAGAGTAGGACAGTATCACCTACCAGAAGGCGTTTCGATCGTTGCGGCAGGTAACAGAGACTCAGACAAGGGTGTCACTTACAGGATGCCGGCTCCATTGGCAAACAGATTCGTCCACGTTGAACTAAGGGTGGACTTCGAGGACTGGATGGAATGGGCGACCAACCAACACGTACACGCAGATGTGGTGGGTTACTGCACATTCGCCAAACAAGATTTATACGATTTCGATCCTAGAGGTAGCTCTAGATCATTCGCAACTCCACGATCATGGAGTTTCGTAAGCCAACTTCTATCAGACGACCTGCCAGAAAGTACGCTCACTGACCTCGTAGCAGGTTGCGTAGGAGAGGGATTGGCCGTTAAGTTTATGAATCATCGTAAGATTAGCGGTCAACTTCCAAACCCATCTGATATATTGAGCGGTAAGGTCCGAGACCTTAAGACAAAGGAGATATCAGCGATGTACTCCCTAACAGTTTCTTTGTGCTATGAATTACAACAGGCACACGAGAAGAAAGACAAAACTTGGAATGAACAAGCGGACAGGTTCTTCAACTACATGATGGACAACTTCGAGACGGAGTTGGTTGTAATGGGTGCGAAGATTGCCTTAACAAACTACAAACTTCCGTTCGATCCTAGCAAGTTGAAATCATTTGATAGGTTCCATAAGAAGTTTGGCAAGTATGTCATAACTGCTATGGAGTCTAAATAATGGTTGATTATCACGATCAGAAGATTATAGACAAACTGGTTACCGCAAGGATCGCCTTACTACTGAAGCATCCGTTCTTTGGCAATCTAGCAACTAGATTGAAACTGGTGAACGCGGACGACTGGTGTCCCACAGCAGGCACGGATGGTAGGCACTTCTTCTACAACACCAAGTTCATAGATTCACTCACACCCAAGGAAGCAGAGTTCTTGTTTGGTCATGAAGTACTACACAATGTATTCGAACACATGTTGGTGAGGATTGGTGACAGGGATCCACAACTTTGGAACATCGCGGCGGACTATGCCGTGAACCAGATATTGAAAGATTCAAACATCGGTGAGATGCCCAAGGGCAAGAAAGGTGAGAACAAAGGCTTCCAGGACGACAAGTACAAGGACTGGGCATCAGAAAGAATATACGATGACCTTTACAAGCAGGCCAAGAAAAACGGCAAGAAGATGTTGGAGAAACTTGGCGAGCTGATGGATGATCATCAGGAGTGGGGCAAAGGTGACGGTGCCGGCAAGGACGGCAAGGATGGCAAGAAGGGTGGCAAAGGCAAGCCTGTGTACACCAAAGAAGAATTGAAGAAGATCAGAGATGAAGTGAAAGAGGCAATGGTGAGTGCGGCACAGAGCACAGGTGCAAGTAACCTACCAGGTGCCCTACAAAGATTAGTTAAGGATCTCACAGAACCTAAAATGGACTGGAGAGAGATACTTCAACAACAGATTATGAGCACATTGAAGTCAGACTACACTTGGATGAGACCCAGCAGGAAGAGTTGGCACACATCTGCCATACTGCCAGGACAAAACAATGATGAGATGATTGACATATGCTTGGCACTTGATGCCAGCGGTAGCATCAGTAACGACCAGTGTAAGGAGTTCCTTACAGAAGTTAAGAACATAATGGATCAATACAAGGACTTTAGAATACATTTATGGTCATTCGATACCGCGGTATTCAATCCAAAAGTGTTCACACCAGACAATGCAGACGAACTGTTGGACTATGAACTGGGTTCAGGAGGTGGTACGGAGTTTGAATGTAATTGGGACTACATGAAGGAAGAGGGCATAGAGCCCAAGAAGTTCGTGATGTTCACAGACGGTTGGCCTTTCGAGACGTGGGGTGACGAACACTACTGTGACACAATATTCTTGATCAACAACCCATACGAGAGAGACATAGAGGCTCCCTTCGGACTAACGGTACAGTACAATGATTAGGTTGCTTTGGGAAACTTTCAAAGACTGGTTCTTCAACGAGGTTTCAATATCCATAATGAGTTTTGGATTGTTAATAATAGCACTGTGGAGTTATCTGTCATGATCGGTGCGATCGTAAAGGCCACAATCATCATGGCGTTGATATTGATAATTTTAAACTGGATGTTGTAATGATGTTATTTCCAAACACGAACCCATACACGGGCAAACTTGAGAAGGTTAAAAATCTACGCAACTGGATGATAGATGCCGCAACGATCCTGTTTGACGACAGCAAAAACGATCTACGGGCATTGCCAAAAACTGTGAGACTCCAGATACTCGTTACATTAAGTTTCCTTTGGAGCACCGCATTCACAATCTATTTTTGGGGCATAAGAACCGACATATGGTTGAGTTGGTTCCTAGGACATTTAGCAGTGATATTCGTGGCCTACTACACATTCAAACAGTTCCACGGTAAAGCACACACAATGAAGGCCAGCAAAGAAGAACCACCAATGTACGATGACGTTTGGGGAGCCTGATGAAAGTGAATCCAAATAATTTCTTCAAGAGAGAACTAGACATATTACCACCACACTTCGTGAACACAGTAGTGAAGGCACACGAAGCCGACATAGAGAAGATGCGTAAGTGGATCTACGAGAACTGCCATGGCAGATACTCAATTACCAAAGATGTCGTTTATCACGGTGATCAATCAAGATCGGTCACTGTACTTGGTTTCGAGAATCCAGGAGACCTGACCCTGTTCGCACTCAGTGGAATTGCCCAAATCAATCAAAACTAATCGTTGCACTCCATAACTAATTTTAGTATAATATACGTATATTAATACCAATTGCAATTAGGAGAAAAAACAAATGGCAACAAAAAAGAAAAACTTAAAGAAGTCTGCCAAGACAACTGCACCTAAGGAGACAGCGACGGCTCAACCTCAGGCGACACAGGCACCGGCACAAGGACAACCAGATCCAACTGCCTTAACAATCGCAGATTTGAAGAATCTTTCTACCATACTTGACGTGGCATCCACGAGGGGTGCGTTCAAGGCCAACGAGATGGCGGGTGTAGGATTCCTATACAACAAACTACAGGCGTTCTTGGCCAAAGTGGCACCGGAACAGAAACCTGAAGACACAGCAGGAGCACCAGCAACGGCGCCGGCGACTGCGGAAGGAAAATAATGGCAAACTTAATGAACGTAAACGATCAAGCCATGCCAATGGGTGCAGACTCAGGAGCAGGTGAAGGTCAAACAGGTCCAAAAAGACACTTCAAACACATCGGAGAGCTCGTGGACGGTGGAGCAAAGGTGGTAATCATGTACAGAACTGTACCTGGTGAACCCAACAACTGTCTAGTAGTAGGAACAAAGTTCTTGCCGGACATGTATCACAATGCATTGATGAAGGCTGTTGAATCAGCAGGCGGACAGGACGCAGACGAGTTCGCGGACTTCGCCAGCAGACAGACGTTCCCAGATGGCACCAACATGTTGGCCATGATGCACAACGACAACTACATCAAGAAGTTCAAGACCAACGAGATAATGGTCACTTTCGGTAACACCACTGAAGGTAGGATACTACTCAACAAGTTGAACGAGATGGTTGCTAAGGAGAAAGGTACGACCGTGGAAGCCATGGCCGCAGATCCTGATGCACCAACACCAGCAAAGAAGACTACCAAGAAAGCGGATGCCAAAAAGACAACCGCCAAAGAATAAGACATGGGTACAGTTGACGCAAGATTTCGTCAAGGAATGGCCGGAGGTTCTAGAGGGACTACAGTTCCAGAACATGCCGGTCAAGTACCTGCTCTACATCAACATCATTCTAAAAAATAATCTCACAATACACTACGACATAGCCAAAGAACTGAAGACCAAGAAACAGGAGACCATCGCCAGGTTCTTGAGGAAAACAATTGAAGACAACTATTTGAAGATAAAGAGTGTGGACATAAAGTTTGACATACCTGCTTTGAAACGAGACATGCAATCTCGTACTTCTTTGATAATGGCCAAGACTTTTAAGAGATAACAATGATAAATCTTTCAGCGTTTGGATACGAACAAAAATTAAAATCACCAAGCAAGGTATTTGCAAAGACCTTTTCTACAAATAGTTTTATCAACGGACCTGCGGTCAATGAATTTGAGATAGCATTTGCAGAATACACTGGTGCAGAAGATTGTGTCGCTGTCAGTTCTTGCACATCAGCATTACAATTATCTCTGCTGGCATTGGGCATAGGACCGGGTGACGAAGTGATAACTGTTCCTTACACTTGGGTCAGCACTGTGGAAGCAATCAAGCAAGTGGGTGCGACACCCGTCTTTGTTGATATAAATGATACAGACCTTTGTATGGACGTTGGGCAGGTCATGAATGTTATCACCAAAAGAACGAAAGCAATCATCCCTGTTGACCTATACGGCACTGTGTCAAACATCGATGCACTAAAAAAATTTAAGGTACCGATAGTGCAAGACGCCGCACAGAGCACAGGTGCGATCTACAAGGGAAAAAGAGTTGGCGGACTTTCACATTTGACCTGTTTCAGTTTTTATCCAACCAAGAACCTAGGATGTTGGGGAGACGCAGGCGCAGTTACCGGTGATAAAAGTTATTGTGAAACTATAAGAGAACTGCGTAATCATGGACAGACAGGAAAATTCAATATCAAACGTGTTGGATGGAACGCAAGGATGGACAGCATTCAGGCAGAAGTGTTGCTCAATAAATTACCATTATTAGACAAACACAATAAACGTAGGAGAGAGATTGCGTTGACTTACAATAAAGAATTGCAAGACATAGTGGACGTCCCTTATCAAAACAAAGACTGTGTACACGTGTACCATCAGTATGTGATACAGAGCAAACACATAGACAGAATTAAACAAGCATTAGCGGACAAGGGTATACAAAGTAGAACCTACTATCCAATACCCTTAAACCAAACGCCTGCATACAAGACCAATCAAGTATTTCTCAACAGCCAATACGCCGGACTAAATGGGTTGGCTATTCCTGTGCATCAATATTTGACAAACAAAGAAGTTGCACTTATAATAAACACAATCAGAGAATCATTATGAGATTAGCAATTATAGGAACAGGTTACTGGGGTAGCAAGATCGTGGACACTGCCAAGGCAATGGATCTGAATGTGACCCTGTACGATGTAAATGATTCCTTGGATAGAATAACACAAGGTACCACGGATGGGGTAATAATAGCCACACCTGCACCAACACACAAGAATATCACAAAGATTATGTTGAGAAAAGGTATTCACGTGCTGGTAGAGAAACCTGCATTCATGAACATGTCAGAATGTAACGAGATAGGACCATACACAGCCAATGCAAAATTCATGGCAGGACACATCCTGCTGTACAACGAACATTTTGATTTTCTAAAACAGGTTGTTGTTGACAAAGAGATACTGCACATAGAACACAGGAGACTGGCATGGGGCAGAATGCAGAAAGATATAAACCCTGTACTACACTACGCACCGCACGATATTGCGATCCTGGATAATCTTTTAAAAAAAATGCCAAGTGAGATACACAGCAAAGGTATCTACATCACGAGACAGGAACAGCCTGATTTTGTAACCTGTGATTTAAAATACGGCAAAGTCACTGTGCAACTACAGATGGGTTGGTACTATCACGAGAAAGTCAGAGATATAAGTGTTGTGACCGACAAAGGAACGCTTATATGGAATGATGCAGAAAACAAAAGCAGGTGGATCAGCCAACTGATCGAGGATGGACGACAAATACAACACACGGACAAGAATATCACTTTCAATGGATCTTTGTCACCGTTGCAACGTCAGATACAGGCATTTATAGACTATTGCGAAAATGATAAATTACCAGATTCGGACCTGGCCCACACAAAAAGAGTTACATACATTGTAGAGTGTATACAAAAAAGTCTACAGACAAGAGAGGTCATATGTCCTTCAAAAGAATACTAGCCATAGGTGCACACCCAGACGACGTCGAACTTGGCTGTTCAGGAAGCCTATTACGTTTTATGGAACAAGGTGCTGAAGTAGACATTGTCATTGCTAGGAACGATAATGCTCCAAAACCAAGCGTGAGACGTGACCGAAGTACGATGCAAAAAGAGTACAAGTCCGCTGAAAAATTACTTGGAATCAAGTTCAAAATGTTAGACAATCCCATAAGCGAAGACGGAAGACCAATATTGGAACGTGATAGCCATACTGTACAACAGATGGATGAAATTGTACAAAGAAAGGAATACGATCTTGTGATCACACACAGTCCGGGCGATCATCATCAAGATCATCAAAACACATTCCATATTGTTAATTCATCACTACGTAGATATCAAGGAGAATTTTGGCTGATGGAGGGCGGGCCATACAGTAATAAAAATATTCAATTCAACCCCAATGTTTTTGTAGACATAACCGATCACATCGATAAAAAGATCGAACTCGTAGGTTGTTATGCCAGTTATTTCTCAGAAACATTATTACACAACATAAAAGGTTTGGCCGCCTATAGAGCACAGATGACAGACTCTAAGTATGCCGAGGCCTTTGAATGCAAATGGAGAACAATATGAGAATACTAGTGCTAGGAGGATATGGATTCATAGGGAGTCACATATGTCAAAAATTAAAATCAGAAGGACACACAGTTGGTATAGTTGATTGTTTCCATCAATATTACACCTTTCCTGATTGGGAATATCATCCTGTGTTAAATCAAAGAAAATCAATCACTGGCACAGACAAAGAATACATCGGACAGATAGAGAACCTACAGTTCATGGAACAGACGTTCGAAGATTTCAAACCGGACAGGGTCATACACGTGGCAACATATCCTAACGCAAGAATGGTCAAAAGGAATGTGTTGGACGCAACCAACAACATGGTTACTGCCACTGCATATATTTTAGATTTATGTGTGAAGCATAAAGTTGAGAAAATAGTTTATGCATCAAGTAGCATGGTGTATGGAGAGTTCGATAATAAAATTCCCGATGAGACTGTAGTACCAAAACCAAACACGCTTTATGGATCATACAAAAGACAAGGTGAGATAATGTGTAAGATTTGGAACAGAGAATATGGGTTGAACTATGTAATCATGAGACCATCTGCTCTATACGGAGAGAAGGACACAATCACGAGGGTAATAAGCCAACTCACGAAGGCCGCACTCACCACAGGTGAGATGACCGTGCAAGGTCCTGACAACAAGTTAGATTTCTCAAACGTGCTAGACGTGGCGAACTATTTCGCTTTGGCCACAACAAACGAAGTCGTAAATGAGACCTTCAACTGCACTAGGGGTAATGGCAGGAAGATAGTAGATGCCGCTGAGATAATCAGGAGTAAATTAGGAGTGGGCACGATAATAACTAAACCACACGATTCTTTTTATCCTAACAGAGACACGCTTAACAGCGATAAAGCAAAGACCATGATGAATTTTAGTCCAACCATAGACATCGAAGAAGGCATACCAAATTATTTGAATTGGTTCCTGCAACAGCCTTTCTATTTTGAAAATTTGGAGATCAATCCCAAGTTTCAGTTGGGTATGACGATTTAAGTTTGTCTTTGATCCATTCGTAATTATAAGAATACATCAATTTGGTATAATCATCTTTGTAGGTTTCGTAGTATTCCTTGCCATCCACAGCACCTCGGTGTAGCCATTCAGCGTTGACACCTTTGCCCATTGTCAGCCACTTCTTCAACCTGTACTGTGATTCAACAGTGGGTTTCATCTGTAATAGTTTGATCACTTCCCTAAAGGATGACCTATATGCCAGCAATGGTGTTTCGTTGCAGTTGCTTATCGCAGATAAAATTGGCACAGAATGATGTGCCTGCGACATGGTGAAATCTAGATCAGGCTTGGTTGTTTTGTACACAAGATCCTTGTTGTACAGTATCACTCCTCCCCATCCATATCTTAGGTCTATGATGGGAATGTAGCAGTCAAAAATGTAATGACACGGATTCCGTAATCTGTCTGGTTGGAAACTGAAATCAAAATCGTCCGCCAGCTCGTTCTTTGGGAACACCGCGAAAAAGTAATCTGTATCGCTCATAGAAGCGGCTGTTATGTATGCCAGTGTTTGACCTGTAACACCTTTACACCATTTGGCCCTGGGAAATTTCGCTTTAAGTTTTTTGTATCTACTTTCTGCACTTGGTTCATCATACGAAATGAATACTATATCCATTGGTTTGACTGAGTAGTCTAGGTCGTAATTTACACTCCTTCTAATGTCATAGAATTGTTTTATGCCTTTGTTATTGGGTACCAGCATCACATCATTGGTCTTGCCCCATGTGTATAACTTTACGTCTTCCCAGAAACTTGGATAGAAATTAGGTATTATGGACGTGTCAAGGTCTTTGTTGTGCATCCACACATAGAAATTGTCACTGGCCTCTAATGCCTTGTATGGATCTTTCAGTTTGAATGCTGTCTTGGTTATTATCTGCTGGTACAGGTTGTCATGTGCATGATAATTTATGTCCTTGTAGTCCCTTAGATATTTTAGCTCGTGCATCTGTTTTTTGAATTCCTGCGTGGGTATCAACATCACGTGGCCTTCCTTGTTGGTGCCTCCTAAAGGATGGGTGTTGTACCAAACGTGTATCTGTTTGCTTTCGTGCTGTTCGGGAATGTAATCAGTGTCCACGGTCTTGAGATCAACGAAGTTGGAGAAGAACCAAAAGTATTCCGTGGTCACATCATCAACCACGCTCTTGAGCACTTCAAAGTAACTGCCTACGAAGGGCACAACCCTGGTGTTCGCAAACGGCGATTTGAAATTTGTTACTTTCTGGAATCTTACCTGTACGCTATCAAATGCCATAGTACTCCCTGATACACTTGCACACATAGAGCACTTCCGATTTCGTCAGGTATGGGTGTATGGGCAATGACAACACGTCCTGACAGAAACTTTCAGCATTTGGCATCGTCTGGCCTGTGTCAAACATTTTCATTTTGGACATGGGTTGTGGATAGTGCACCTGTGTCTGTACCCCTTTCCTGTTGAGAAATGCTTTCAGTCCGTCCCTGTCTTGTGTCCTGATAACAAGTTTGTGATTGTTGGACGTTGTGTCTGAGTTTGATTCTATCGAGCTTATCCCGATGTCGTTTAATTTTTTTGTGTACCAACTTCGAACTTTCTTTGACTTTGATAAAAGTCCTTTGTATTTTGACAGTAAAAAATTCAATACATTTGCATGGTCATTGCTGAGACAACTGTTGTAACCGTGTTCTAATTTTCCCGTACCTACTGCATGGTATCTTAGGCTTCGTATAAAATCTGCTTCTTCTTGATCATCTGTGAGAACCATTCCACCGTTGCCAAAGCACGGTAGTGGTTTGCTTGGTGCGAAACTGAGACTGCTTATGTCACCTAATTTGCCACTTGGTATTTTTTTGTAAAAACTTCCTAGGCTCTGTGCGGCATCTTCTATAAGAGGTATCTTGTGTTTTTCACAATATTTCCGTAATCTATCGTAATCTGCAAGATTGCCAAAAAGATTAACATAAACCAAAGCATCAGGTAAAATCGTGACAGGTAGATTTGCTATTAATCCTTTCCTGTCCACATCAACGAAAGTTATAGTTGCCCCTGTCCTTTTGATCGCTTCAGCAGTGGCCAAATAACTGACCGCTGGACATAACACAGTGGACCCTGGTCCTATTCCTTTGGCACGTAGGGCGAAGTAAAGTGCGTCGGTGCCACTACCCACCGCTACTCCATATTTCCTCTTTGTGAATTTTGCTACAGACTTTTCAAACTTGTCTAGCCAAGATCCTACAGTGTGTCTACTGCTTATGACATCGCCTGTACGCCAAACTTCTTTCGCCCTACGTGTGATCCTCCAACTGTAGGCATCATATATCCTGTCCACTCCTCCAAACTTGATCATTAGAATTCTTTCTTTACACCAACTTGTGGATTGTCAGTACAACTGTCGGTTATTTCTTTTATAGTTTCTTTTTTTAAATCTACCCCACATGTTGCTAATGGTTTTATTCCACATCCAACCAGTAACAATAAAATCATGGCATATTTCATCCTAGTACCTTTACCCCATATTTGTTGGTAAATGCCTTACCATCCTCCCTGTCGTTCACGATCGGTTGTCCCTTTATGTTCAAACTGGTATTCAAAAGTATAGGGCAACCCGTCTGTCGTTTCCATTCTGTGAGCAGTGCGTGGAACCCTGGATTGTCCGTCTTACGCACCGTTTGAACCCTAGAAGTGTGATCATGATGTATTATGGCAGGGAAGTCTTTACCAGCAGTACACGCCGCTGTAAATTGCATATAAGGGGTGTTTTGAACTGCTTTAGGAAGTTCAAAATAGTCGTTTACATCCTCCTCTAGTATGGCTGGAGCAAATGGTCTGAACTTCTGTCTTTTCTTGATCGAGTTTACCAGATCCTTGATGTCCTCACCCCTGGGGTCTGCCAACAGTGATCTATTACCAAGTGCCCTGGGACCAAACTCCGCCCTGCCACTGGCCACTCCCACCATCTTGTTTTCCTTCAATTCCTTAATCAGACTGTCCACAGGATACTCGCCATCTATCTCGTGTCCCAGGAATGGATGTTGCCAGTCAAGATGTTTTTTCTCGTGTGCGGCAATGCAACCCAAACTAGATCCCGCGTCACCTGGGTTTGGAATTATCCATATGTTGTCAAACAAGCCCATGTTTGCTAGGACCCTGTTGGCCGCACAGTTCAAGGCGACTCCTCCCGCATAAACTAAATTCTTACTGCCATACTTGGATGCTCTCGTCCATAGATCTGCGAGGCATTCCTCCGTGACAGCCTGTATGCTGGCCGCTATGTCCATGACATCTGCGTTCGGTTCCCAGTCACTCAATCCCCTGTGTAAATTTTGTTTTAGTTTGAAAGGTGTTTGATGCACGAAGTCATCGTAGATCTTCTGTTTGTACTTTGGTGTTCCGTACGCGGCCATGCCCATCAGGATATATTCCTCTTCCGCGGGTTTCAGTCCACAACGATGTGTGAATGCACTGTACAGTATTCCTACACTGTGTGGATACTGTATGGTTTCTTTTCTTTCTATGTGATTCTTGTCCGCCGTTGATATGGAAACGGTGTCCCACTCTCCTATTGCGTCCACTGTTAGTATCGTTGCTCCTGTGTCCCGGAACGGTGACGTGAAGTATCCTGCGGCGGCGTGTGAATCATGGTGTTTGACGTACTCATCTATCTTGATACCAAAGTGATCCAAGTGCCATTGTGGCATCTCCGTGTAACTCATTGCCAGTCCATACTGTCCTGCGTAGAACTGTCTCATCTTTTTAAGTAAAGGTTTCTCATAGTACACCACTTTGTCAAATGGTCCAAACGTATTGGCCTCGTCCACTATCTTCTGGTTCAGATAGTGATCGTTCTTGACCTTGCTGTAACGTTCCGCATGTGCGGCCCACAGTATCTCACCTGTTCCTGAACTGTAGTCCACCACAGCCATGGCGGCATCGTGATTCATGCAGTTAATTCCTAGTATCCTCATCTACCTATTTCCCATCCTAACACCACACCGTAATTCTCTTCGCCGTTGTGCTTCTCGTATGCTGGAGAGATAAACAATCCTCCTGCTTTGTATCTCACCATGGGCAATATGTCCTCTGACTTGTATCCTGTGACCAATCCTAATTCTAAAGTCCAGTATTCGTCCAATTCAAATTCTCTGCCTACGTATGTGCTGATCCTGTCCTCGGAGTTGTAATACACACCTGCTATATTGTCGTCCATTGTGCACCTGGCATGTGGATGTATGTTGTTGTAATTGGCCTCGAGACCAACGTGCATTGAAAGTGCCAAG